GGAACAGTACATCAACATCGCCAAGAACACTTACGCCAATCGAATCCGGGCTCAATTGTCATTCGTCTAATTTATTTCCATGCCAGCACTAAACAAAAACACACTCACCCAGGCTGTTGATCTCCCGACGTGGGAATGGACGCGGTTTGCGCCAGCCGTGTCGTCGGCAATCTCTTCTTCCTGCTCTGCGGACAACGGCAACTTTCTGCCGTCCGACCATGGCCGCTACATCTACTACCTGATTTCCGCCACGCAATTTGTCCGCTACGATACGTGGACGGACATGTATCAGCAGTTGCAATCGCCGCCGTTCACGCCAGCGACGATGACTGCGATGAAATTCGCCGGGGCGCTTGGACCCGAAGGGGAGGTTATTTCCGCGACCTCGACCACGCTGCAACTCCCGGCAATCACGCAGGGCAGCATGGTGGGCTACGACGTAGTGATCGTCAGCGGTACGGGTGCCGGACAGCGGCGCACCATTACTGCGGTCGCTGATCCGGTGGTGGCAGACAGTGGCATTGCCACGGCGGTCGCCAACGCGCTCGGTGGCATCACGCTTACCGACACCCTCAAGGCTTTCACCTTTAACCAGTATGAGGGGTACACGTTGCGCGTAGCAAACACGCCAGCCGGTAGCGCGGGCCAGATTCGCCGCATTTTGTCGAACACGGCGACGGTGCTGACGGTTGGGGACACCACGCAAATGAACCGGCCTTGGAATAACCCGGCCATTTTTGCGCCCGCCATTTCGGCGACGGCAGGGTCGCAGACGTTTTACAGCATCGAGTCGCAGGTAGTGACGGTGAACTCGGCGTGGGCTACGACGCCGGACGCAACTTCGATTTTTCGCATCCAGTCGGGCATGGTGCTGCTTGGCAGCGGTGGCGGAACGACGGCCACGCCAGCCGCTCCGTTCTACTCGATGCAGGCTTACGATATCTTGACGGATACGTGGTACATCCTGCCCGCGTATACAAACAACTACGTGGCGGCGTTGACGGATTTGTCCATTGAGCGCACGACGGAAAACGCGTCGATCTGGGAGCGAGGCATTGCGACGGGCGGCACCAACACGACGCTCGTAGATGCCACACGCGGCGTAGATGTCGCCGCGTGGCGCACAAATCAGTGGGCAAACTACTGGGTTTTCGTGTATTCAGGCACAGGGGCGGGAAATATCCGCCGGATCGACAGCAACACCGGCACCACGCTGACTTTTACCACTCACCTTTCGCCCAACACCGACACCACCAGCCGCTATTTGATTCTCGGTTTCGACGCGGGCACGGCGACGGCGGGCGCATCGACTACGCTCACCGATTCGACGAAAGCGTGGACGACCGACCGCTGGAAGAACTACGTTGTGCGCATTCTGCACGGCACGGGTATCGGGCAGACGCGCATTATCGCCTCAAACACGGCGACGGTTTTGACGGTGCAGAATGCTTGGACGACAACTCCATCAACTGACTCGGTGTTCGCGATTCAGGGCAATCCTGACGCGCTGTATCTCGTTTCCGGCGGTAACGCTGCGATCCTGATGCACAATATGGATTCGATGGTCGCCACGTTTGGGCGACAGCAGGACTGGGGCATCGCTCGCAATGCGTCGGCAGTTGTCGGAGCCAATCAGCCGGTGGCAATTGCGTCCGCAACGTGGGTTGCAAACGTTGCCACGGTAACGACCGCGCACGCTCATCAGTTCAAAGTTGGCGACTCTGTGACTGTGGCGGGCATCACGACGACCACCGCGCTCAACACCACCGCAACGATTGCATCGGTTGCATCTGCGACCACCTTCACATATGCCGTGACCGGCAGCGGCTCACCGACTGTAACGGCTCAATCCACCACGACGCTGACCGACGCCACGAAAAACTGGACGACAAACGAGCACGCTGGGCGGCTGGTCTACCTCAACACGGCGGCAATTACCGCCGCCTCGGGATCGGCAACTGGACAGGTGGTCCGCATCTCAAGCAACACGGCCACCACGCTAACCTTTGCGGCGACGGTGACGGCCCCGACGAACGGTGTCAGCCGCTACTCAATTGCTCGTGGAGACGCCATCGGTACGCTGGACTTCGGCGTGGCAACGGGCACGCAGTCCACCACCACGATTCAGGACACCACCAAAACGTGGGCTGTCAACATCTGGGCGGGTCGCCGCGTGCGCGTGCTCACCTCGGGCGGCCCCATTGAGGTCATTATTGCCAGCAACACGGTCAACACGCTGACCGTCGCGACCATAACGCTTCCGGTCACGCTCGTGACGCAGTACGCGATTCTTGAGGGCAACGCCAAGGGCGTCGGCACCAACGCCAATTGGATCTTCGGCGCGAGCAACTCAGCGTATAAGGGCCGGTTTCTCTTCATTGCACGCGGCGGCGGCGCTTACGGCTTTGAGCGCGTAGACCTGACGACGGATCGCATTAGCGTGATTAACACTTCACCACTTAGCGAAACGCTCACCACCGGCTCGATGACGGCCTACGACGGTGGCGACCGCATCTTTTTCCACAAGGACGCCACGCAGCGTGTGATGAGCCTAGATGTGGTGACCGGCAAGATCAACGGCGCAAGCATGTTCCCGTATGCGGCCCCAACCGCCGTTATTGGAAACCGTATGGAGATTTTCACGACTAAAGACGGGCTCAAGTACCTTTGGCTCAATCGTGCGTCGTTTTCTGAATGTTTTCGGTGCCTCTTATTCTGGTAAAACTATGACCATTGCGACCCTTATTCAACTGTTGGAAAATAGCCTTGTTGCGCTTGCCGAAAGGCGTGCGTTGCTAGTTCGCATCGGCGACATTGCTGGGGTCGTGGCCATTGACGCCGAGGTCGCCGAGACCGAAACTACACTGACAACTATAAAACAAGCCAACGAAGGGGCTTAATCTGTGTTTTTAGGGATATTTTAGTGGCTGAAAAATATCGAATCCACTTGTTGGCATTGCCTAGCACGCAAACTGCCAAGGCATACGATCTATGCGGTTTTACCCAAGTGACAATCCGTTTTGCTCGTTTTTTCAAAGACCTTGGGCACCTCAAGGAGAGCAATAAGGTGAGGGTTAAAGTGTGATAAACTACCCCGATGCCGCTTCTTTCCACCATCGGAGGTGCTTCCGCCTTCGGCTTACGCAAACGTACTGCGGCAGTGACGTATATTTCGGCTACGGGTGGAACTGTAACGACATCTGGCAGTTATAAGATTCACGAATTTACCAGCTCGGGTACGTTCACGGTAACTTCGGCCCCCTTTGGGGCGACAGTGCAGGCAATGTTGGTGGCGGGTGGAGGCGGCGGTGGGTACGGTGGTGGTGGCGGTGGCGGCTACGTGTACAATGCCGCTTTAACGGTCGCTGCGGGCTCTTATACGGCCACGGTGGGAGCAGGTGGACTTGGCATCTCGGGTGGTCATACAAACGGCGGAAACACGACTTTTAGCAGCCTGACAGCTATTGGCGGCGGCAAGGGTGGTATTGACTCCAATGGTTATTCCGGCGGTAGCGGCGGCGGTGGTAGTGGAGCTGGACGAAGCGGGGGCGCAGCCTTGCAGCCCACGTCTGGCAGTGGTGGCTACGGCTTTGCGGGTGGTCCCTGCGATGTAGATATTTACGACGGCGGTGGCGGTGGAGCTGGAGGTGCGGGAAATATTGATGGCCAATCCGGCGTTGGCCGCTCGGCGGATGTTGGAACGGGCACTTTTGCGGCGGGTGGCTTTGGCAAAGATGGCACCGAATACAACACCAACGGGGCTGCTAACACGGGCGACGGCGGAGCAGCAAACAATGGCAACGGTGGCTCTGGCATCATTCGGATTCGTTACCAATTCCAAGCCTAATGCCTATTTTTTCCCAGTATGGCGCCCTCGACACCCGTTTTTCAGAAACGGGAGATAGTGCATTCTTGCGGGTGAATAACCGTCTTCGGCCCGATCAATTAAAGCCAGGGGAGGTTGCCGTAAGTCTTAATGGGCGAATGGATCTTAATGGCTCTTGGCAACCGCGTAAGGGCGTGCAGGCAGTGGGCGGCACCCTGACGGCTAATACGCGGGCAATTCAGCTATTGGACACGCCGACGTGGAAGTTGTATTCGGGCACGCCCGTCAGCATTTCGACGGCTAGCCGTTCGACTACAACCATCACGATTGTCACCACGGGTTCTCATGGGTTTAGCTCAAATACGTTGGTTTACATTGGTGGGTTGACGGGAACGGTAGATCCCAACGGTAATCGGCTGATTACGGTGACAAATGCCACCACGTTTACGTTTACGATTTCCGGGGCTACGGGGTCTGAAACCTACGGCGGGACGGGTACGGTGGAGGGTGCGGAATTGTCCGGTTCGCAGGTGTCTGGCGTTTACGGCAGTTGCACGTTTTCCGACCCGTCAGACAGC